AGGAAGAAACAGAAAAAAAATTAAAAAAAATAATAATAGAACATCAAATAGCCTCCCAATATAAGAGAGAGGATAGAAAGTAGAAAGAATTGAGAGGCTATATATGATTCAAACTGTGATAAATATATCACTACTAGATGTAGCTAATATTTTACCCAATTGTACCATATCTATAGCCTGAAATAAGGCAAAGTGTCAAGAACTATGTTGCAAATATGCAACACTATTTTAAATATTCCTTAATCCCTTCAGTATTAACAATAACGCACAAATTCCCTAAAGCTCTATAATATTTCTGTCTAAGCGTTTCGTAAGAAACTTCATCTAAGTACATTCTTTTCAAATCCCTATAGCTGCGTACTCTGGGGTAGTTTTTTAAAAAAATCAGCTCTCTGTCCTCCTTAGACGCCTTAGCGACTAAGTTTAAGGTGAAGGTATAAATACTCAATTGTCTAGCAGTAGGAACAATACGCATTCTGCCGCCAACATCCTTATACTTTGGATTTGGCACAATTTTAAAGAGATTAAAATTTAGTGCCACAACAGGCTTTTTCGGAGATGGTAATTTACTATCAACAAAGCTAGATATTTGAAATAATCTATCTAAATTGTCAGGCAATAGAGGTGTGCCGATTTCTATCAACTTTTATCCGCCTTAGATATATCCCTTAAATATTGCATAAATCGGTCATTACTTAATGTTTTTCTTTTATTTATAATTTCCTTATGCCTGGCATGGGTTGTGGGGTTTTTAATGTTTCTGTCCTTAGCTCTATTATAGGCAAAATTAGTATTTTTCCTTATTCTATCAAGAGTCTTTTTAATTATTTCTTTTTTATCCATCTATATATATTCTCTATTAATATATTATCTATTTAAGACCTACAAAAACTAACTACCCAGACCTACAAAAATTGACTACCGCAGCTTGTTATTTATGGTTATAACCTTACCCTTGTTAATTTCTTGGGATAACTTTTTCTGCCTTATTCCTGCCTTAATAGACTTACTAATTCTCTGCCTTTTACCTCTATTCATTCTTATAATTTCTTGCATCTTACCTCTATCAAATGTGTAGTTATTGGCTTTATCCCTTTGAGGTTGATGTCTGGCAATAAGTCCAAATAGAGTTAAATTATCTAAATACTTTCTTAATGTTGCCTCAGATTTTATGCCAGTTCTACGCATTAAATACTTATTAGACACATTTACACCATACTTACAGTTCTTAAATCTTCTAATTAAAATGAATAATAGCTTTTCATGGCTATTCAAGTTCAGGTTGTCCAATAGATCAACATCTACTTTTTCAAATGTCCAAGTCATGTTTCTTTATTTTCCTTTTCATCTAGCTCCTTGCCAAACTCATCAATGGTTTTTCCTGTCATTTTTTTATTCCAGCACTCAGCACAAAGATCAATTCCATTTTCAACCACATCTGCTTTCATGCCACACTTCTTGCAAAGCCTATAATCTCCATAAATATTCAATTCATTTTCCTATTTTCAAATTCAACTTTAGCATTAAAAGAAAATGAGATCCTTTCTTCATCACCAAAAAAAGGATAAACCGAATGCCTTAAATTACATGGAAATAAATACCAATCTCTAACTTCAGGCTTAACCATGTGCAAAGCGTTAGTAAAAATACTCTCTGAGCCTTCATTAAATTCTATATGTCCATTCGTTCTATGATGCTGTTTTTCATGGCTTTTTTCGTCTTTCATTTGAGCTGGTAAATTTAGATAACCTACGCAACTTAAATGAGGTTGTTTATCTTCTGTCTTGCCAAAATTTGTATGTGAATGCTGCGGATTATAATCTCCTGAAACAGATACCACATACCAGGCACTTAAAATAATAATTTTTTTAGCAATCTTATTTGGGTAATGATGTTCTGCATAAGTCTTAATAACTGGATTGAAAAAATCTTGCTTCCATTTAAGCATCAGCTTTGGAGTAATTAAATACTCATTTTTTACAGCTCCAACTAAATGATGTCCAAAATCATGCGTTTTAGATTTTTCCTTATCTCCTCTAATCTCTTTTAAATCTTTTAAAAATTCTGATACTAATTTTAAAGGAAGTTCGGCTTTGGCAAGTGTTGAGCCAAAAGGTTTAAGCATTTTAAAATTTATCTTATCTGTCATTTAACACTTTTGTTATGCTGCCAAATATTATTATTAAAAACTCTAATCAAACGACTAAGCTCTATATTATATTCTTTACCTTGTTTATTTTTAAAAATAACCTTGCAATCTTCACAAGGTATTTTGTTTCCTTTCCAGACTAAAGTTACTTTATCTTTATCACTCATTTATTCTCCATATCCATCTATTGCTTTCGCAATAAATGCCTTTCTCTCCTTAGTTTGTCGTCTTGATTCTTGGTAAGATTCATTAAGTTCTTTCTTCTCCTTTTCTGCTTCTTCTAAAAAATCTTTTTTATTTTTATTAATCATTTTAAAATTTATTTTATCTGTCAATTATAATTCCCATCTTTAAGTAAAAATATTGGTGTCAGTTGTTCAATAGGTATGGCATGAGTTTTAGGTCTTTGCAATCCAAAGTCTGTTAAGAATTTTGTTGTGCCTAATACTGCTGAAGAATTAATAAAACCTTTTATTAAAAATAATGGAGCATGATCTTCAACATAAACATAATACTCAGATGGCTTGGCAGTAGGTCTAAGAATTAAAGAATTACGATTATTCTTTTTTGGCATTTGCGACCTGACCTGGATTTTAAGATCCTTATAAAAAATATCAGGTATAGCACCAACATTACAGGAAAAAGTAAAAGGTATCTCAAGAAATTTACAAACTGCCATTTCACCCATAGCACCTGAAATAGACTTTGCAAATTTTTCATTTAAACTTGCTTTTAAACCATATCCCCATTCTTGTTTTAATCTAATACTTTCTAAGCAGCGTAAAATTCCAAGATGAGATGCTGATTGCATTTCATATAAATCTAATTTAATTTCAGTCATCTTTGCCTTGACAATAGTGCATAAAGACAACTTTATTTTTGTGTTTGTAGTAACCCCATGATTCACCATTACCTTCCTGATAATTAGGATTGACTACCCATTTGGTAGTATTTTTAAAAGCTTGTTCACAAGTAATTTCTTTAATTCCATAACTGATAGGAATTTTAATTAGTTCATAGGATGCTTCACTTGAGATTAAACCCAATATTAGAAAAAATATATTCATTGTGTGGTGCAATTCTTTATAACATTAATTAGTGTAGGATTTTGTTGTATGTAAATAGATGACTTTTGAGGAATATACAACCCATAGGCATTCTCTAATTTAGCTTGTTTTAGGCTCATTTTCCTCACTTTTACCTTAAAATTCTTGTATTTTATCACTTTTAGCTGGTTGCAAATCACTTTTATTTTACTACACAAATTATGACAATAATTCAAATGAAAAAAAAAGGTGTCAATCTATTGATTTGGGGTTGCTTTATTATTTTTAATTTGTTATCTAAATGTTAATTGATGAATAATAATTTAAAAATAATTTCTGATTCTTATAAAAAGTTTGGATTAAAGCATACGTCTAAATCTACCGCTACCTTACCACACTCAATTAGATTTTTTAAAAAACATATAATAAGTTATAAAGAATCAAGAGAATTAACTAATGCTTCTTTATATGGTGGTCAATTAGCTCACATAGTTATTCAAGAAGTTTTAACAAAAAATATTCCTTTAGATGACATTATTAATAGTGAATTAATTCAAACTAAAATTGATGAATATGTTCCTATACATGAAAAAGATAAAATGAAATTTACATTTATTGTTAAATTTTTAAAACCAACAGCTCAAAATCATTTAGATAATATAAAAGAATTACATGAGCAAAAGTGGAGAGATGAATTAGAATATACAGTTTGGACTCCACCAGTTCAAACATATTGGTTATGTTATGTAGATTTAATTGGTGAAACATATTTTGGTGATCTTAAAAATAAATTTGGAAGTGCTTCTTTTAAACCTCTTATTAAAAAAGATCCTAGTAAAAATTCTAAAAAAAAAATAGAAAAACCTAATGAAAATAGAATTGGTGATTGGGTTTATTCTTCTCCTAAAATTGAGGATCATATTTTTACATCTGATCTAATGCAAATTGCACTTTATAAAAAGGCAGTAGGTTTGAAACCATTCATAAGTTATGCAAGTCATAAAGATAGAAAAATATTTACAGAAGATAATACTCCAGAATTAAAACCAGAAAATTTAGATCAAGCTCTTAAACAATTAATGGTTTATGAAATTTCTTGGCAAAAAAAATTAGAAGCGGCAGATGGCGATTTAACAAAATTAGCTTGGTTATGTCCACCAGATTATTCTGATATTAGAAAGAAATCTTTCTGGTGGGAGGGTGTGCCAAGAGAATATATTGAAAGGTATTTTAAACATTATGCAGTTTAAAAATTTAACTAATCATTATGAAGATTTAGATAAAAAAGAATTAATTAAAAAATTATTAGAACAAGAAAATGAAATAGAAAGATTAACACAGGAATTAAAAAGAGTTGAGAGTATAGAAGAAGATCATAAAAAATTAGTTGGTGATACTTTTAAAGATAATAAATTATTAGCTGATGATGTGGCAAAAAAAAACAATGAGATTGAACAATTAAAAAAACAATTGGACAATCCTTTACTTAAATTAAGAGAGGCAGGAATATGAAAGAAGTATTTAAAAAATTAAAGAAAGCTTGTGAGGAAGCTGGATATGTAAAAAAAGGAGATCGTAAAGCTGGAATGCCTTTTAATCCATTACTAGCTGACGATGTTAAACAAGCTGCTATGGAGGCATTATTAAAAAATAATCTTTATCCCATTTGTAATTATATAACTGATATTAAGGATAATTTTTTAATCGTAACTTGTAATATGAATATCTACGATGTGGATAATCCAACTGAATTTATAGAAATAAAAGGTTGTTCAGGATTAGGAAAACTGGACAAGTATGGTACAGGAAATGGAATTACCTATGCACAAAAATACGCTTTTCTAAATGCCTTGAATCTAAAAACAGGAATTAAAGATGAAGATGGATTTGAGGCATCTCCCTTTAAAAATAATAAATCAGTAACTCAATTAAAGGTAGTTAAAGATAACAAAACCTTGCCAGACACCAAAGCATTAGCTGATGATTGGATTGATAAAATGACTAAACAGGCAGAACATTCGGTTTCGCAAAACTCTTATGAGAAAGGTATGCAACCACTTAGAGAGAACTACGCAAAAGAACTTCAACAAATCTCAATTGACCTTATGCAACAAGCAAGGGTTGATGAGGTAGAAAACACACTAAAAAAACAAATAACCAATAGGAGAAAATAACATGGCAGAATCTAATTATAATAATAGAGGCAGCTTATGGAAAAGACAACCAAGAGATACAGATGTTGATGGAAAAAAATATCCTCAATATCAAGGTAACTTTATTGATGCTGGTGGAGTAAAGAAAAACTGTGCTTTATGGATTAATAGTAGCAAGGAAAAAGAAACTCAACCTGATATATCATTTTCAGTTTCAGATATTATTGAGAAGAAATAATGCCAGAAACAATCAATCCAGATTATTATAAAAACAAAGATATTGAAACGATTGATGCAATACTCTCACAGCTTTCTTTATTGGAAGCTGTAGGGTACTTGAGGGGTTCGGCTTTAAAATATCAAATGCGTTTTGGTGAAAAGCATGGAACAACTATTGATGCGTCTTTGACCGACATTGGTAAATCTAATTGGTATCAAGAAAAATTAATGGAATATTTAAACGATGCCAAGAAACAAGGTATAGATTTAAAGGAGGCTTTACCAAAAGGTTGTGAAAATATTGAGCAACTATTTAAGGATAAAAACAAATGAAAACAAATGGCACAATATATTTTTCTGAAGTCAAATATAAAGTATTAGACTTTATTAAGAAATTTATAGATGAGCATGATTATTCTCCTACATTTTTAGAGATTGGCGAAAATTTTTCGTTCAGTAGAGCTAGAGCTGGTAAGATTTGTTCCGAACTTTATAAGATGGGTTTAATAAATAAAGGTGGTTCATCTCATAGAAAAATTAGAATGAATCCTACTCAATTAAAGCAAGTAAAAAAATTAAAAATAAACAGAGAATATTCTACACATGGTTAAAGTTATGAAGGAAAGTATTTTTGAAGCAACTGTTAAGTTTAATGAAGAATTTGATAATGCAGATTTAGCTGCAAAGTCAAAGAAGCCTGGTGATGAGGCTAAAATAGAAGTCTTGGATTTAAAATTTGAGATGTCCAAGATTAAAAATAAACTAAAGGAGCAAGATGTCCGATCCCAAAGTGATAAAAGTATTAAAGGATCAGCAATCGGAGGAATCAAGAAAGATGTATAAGTTTAAAGACTTGGTTCAAAAAAAGAAAAGTGAGATTGCTAAACTTGGTACTAAAATTTTGGAAGAAGAAACTAAAAGACCTTATAGAATAAGTAGTTAATAAGGTTTTTTAGTTTAAATACTAGAAGTTGAAATATACTGACTAGGGATAGTATGCTCAAATTAAAAGGAGAGGAAGAAAATGTCAAAAAGAAAATACAGAGGTAGGCACAAAACAGAAACCGATACTATCTTAAATAAAGCAATTGGTAATAAAATTAAAGAAG